ATTTTCTTTATTTTTAGCATCAATAGCTGCAGCTTTTTTCTTAGCTTTAGATTCAATCATTGAATTTGCTATCATTGCAATTCCTATTGCTGCTCCAACTCCACTTGCTATTGCTCCTGCTGCTGCAAGTCCTGCCCCTGCAGTTGCTGCTGTTCCACTTGCTGACGAAATAGAAGCTAAACTCCCTGTTGTTGTAGCTGGTCCTGTTAATGTTCCAAAAGCTGTTCCTAAACTTTGAATACTCCCTAATATGCTTCCTAAATTTGAAATTGAGCTACTTCCTGTTACCTGACCTAATTGTGAAAATCCAGATGCTGCCATGTTAATATTATCTAATTGTTGATTTACTTGCTTTAATTTAAAAGCTACATTTTGTATTTGATTCAATTCTTCTTCTGATAATTTCTTTTTCTTTTTAAAAGCTTCAATGGTTTCTTTGATTCTTTTTGCATCTTCTTCTGCAAAGTTATCTAAATCTATCCCATGTTTCTCATATGCTTTTAGTGTATCTTCTAGTATTCTTGCTGTTTCTTCATGATAATTTTCTTCAGATATTTTTCCTTTACTAAAATTTAATTCTAAATTCTCTAGTTTTTCTTGAACTTTATCTAAAGCCTCATCAATATCAAATTTTTTAATCTTAAATTCTTTTTCTTGTAATTGAACTTGTAAACTTTTAGCTAAATCAATATTTCCATTATCGACTGCTTCTTTTATATATCTTTTTAAAATACTGATTTGATTTTTTATTTTATCTATATCAGAAGTTCCTATAATATCATCATAACTAATTTGATTTTGCATATCTTTTTGAAATTCAGTATAAATATCTTTTACACTTTGAACTATTGATTTACTATGACCTTTTATAGCTTTAGCCACTTTTCCAGTCTTTTCTTCAAGGGATTCTAGGCGAGTTATCTTAGATTGAATTTCAGAAGCAGCAACAGGATCTATTCCAGAAGCTACTATTTTTTTATGGATTTCTCTTAACTCTTTTAAATTTGCATTATTGTATTTACCATTTTTCCAATTAGATAATATTTGTTCTGCATTTTCAGTTGCTATTTTATCCAATTCATTTATTTCTTTATACTTTTCTTTAGTTGACTGTACTTTTCCTTTTAATTCTCTAATATTTTTTTCATATTCTCTTGTTACAGAGGTTTTACTCAAATTTGAATTTGATACAATATCTAAAGTATTCGCTAATGAATTATAACCCCTTTCAAATTCAGCAGTTCTTTTCTTTAAATTTTCCTCTGCCTTTTTCTGAGCCTCATCACTGATATTCTTTCTAGTTTTTTCATCGTTAGCATACTCAATTATCCCTGCACTTCCAGTTTTAATAAATCCCTTTTTTGTTCCTCCTCCATATCTTCTAGTTAATTTTCCTAACTCTTCTTGTGCTTTCTCATCTCCATTAGCTGCTCTTTCATGAAGCTCACTTATTTTTTTAAGCTTTCTTGGACTTATTTTGCTATAATCAACACCAGTTTCTGCTAATAACCTTAATCTCTGTTCTTCTCTTTCTTCTTGTTTTTTTTGAACAGTTTTTAAATCTTTATCTGTATCAGCAATAATTTCTTTAAATTTATCACTAGCATATTCTGCCAATGCTTTTTCTTTTAGTTGTCTTATAACGACTTCAATAGCTTCTGCAACTTTATAATAAGCTTCTGCTTCTTTCCCTATTTTTCCAATTAAATCAGGATACATAGCTAATAATCTTTCATATATTTCATTTCTTTCTCTTTCACTTTCAGGAGTTCCCAACCCTTCAAGATACATTTTTGATAATTCTACATATCTATTTTTTAAATCATCTAGATTTTGTTTTTCTTTTACAAAATCAAATAGATAGTCTGTACTTGATTTTTTACTTAACATATCATCAATAGCTTCTGCTATTCCATTAAACATATGAACTACCTTAGTAGCAAATGGTAATAACTTATGTCCCATAGCTGTTGCTATATTATCTATTAATCCTTCTGCTTTTTTTAATGAGTTAGCATATCCATCAATAGTTCTACTTGCATCGCCTTGAATATATGTTGTCATTTCCATTAACTTGTTATATCTCAACTGCATTTTTGTTGCAGTATCTAAGTTCTGCCATTTTTCTTTTATACCTTGTGCTAGAGCATATTCTGCCATAGTAGTATCATTTAAGATAAGTCCATATCTTTTTAATGCTTCTGTTTCTCCTGTTAATACTCCTTTTATTGCTGTGAAAGCTTCATCATCCGTAACATTAAAGAAAGAAGAAAAGTCAGCAGTGAATGTTGCTAAATCTTTAGATATTTTCTTAAAAAATGAAGTATCAAATCCAGCTCCTTTAAACATAGAACCATAAACACTAGCGAAGTTTTGCATTTGATAAATACTTCTACCAACTTCTTTATCTATAGTTTTTGCCCATTGTTCTATCTCTTTGGTAGAGCTTTCAAAGACTTGTCTAGTTACATTTGCTAATTCATCCATTTTAGATGCACTTTCTATTGCAAACTTACCTAAATCTTTTATTTTATTACCAACATATAAAACTGCTGCACCTACTCCAACTTTCTTAATTAAACTCAATGAATCTGATAGCTTTTTAGCCCCATCACTACCTTTAGCAAAATTATCTTGAAGTTTCTTTAGTTCATCATTTGTTTCATTTATTTTTTTAGAGAAGTCTTTTAATTCTTTTGAATATTTATCAACAACTTCTATAACTGTTTTTAATTTCTTATCACTCATATCAACTTCCCCTTTTTCTTATTTCTGAATAAATTTTATTTGTTACTCTTAAAATAAAATTCATTTTTTCAATAAGCCAATAAGGATGCTCATCATAACCAAGATTTAAAGGCAATCTGTGGATATAATAATAAGAACTATCCATACCTTTAGTTTCAAAGTACATATTATATCTATGAATATCATTAATTATTTTTTGATACTTTTCCTTATTGGCTGTCTTATGTCCTCTCATATAAAAAGAACAAGCCTTATAATAGACTTGTTCTATATCTTGAAACCCCTATTTTCAGAGTTTTTCATTATTTCATCTAATATTTTTTGAAAAGTATGAGGCTCTTTATCAAAAAATTTCATTAAATTTTCTGCTGTTTTATCCACTTCTTTATTTTCTAAAGTAATCTTTAAAGTTTGTGCCAATAATAATTCAAATTCTGGCATTTCTTCAAAAGTATAATGAATTTTAACAGTTTCAAAAGCTTTTGCATCAGATAAAACTCTAACAGTTTCACGAGGTTTATTATAGAAATTCATCATATTTCTAAATGTTCCTACTGTTTCAACTGCTATAATATCTCCATCTTTTCCATAATTAACTATATAACTAACTTTCTTTTCTTCAATAGGTTCTTTTATTTCATCTGTTGTTTCTTTTGTCATTTCCTACTCCTTATGCATCATGATAATTTTCAAATGTTATTTTAACTGGTGTTTGTGCTACTTTATCATAATATGCAGTTAATTCTTTTGTCATTCCACCAGCTCCATCTAAATTAGTTGCTTCTACATTTGACACTTTTACGTTTGGAAATTCTAATTTAACTATTTTTGTTGGATCTGTTGTTTCTGCTAAAGTAACTTCTACAACATAAGATGTATTTCTTCTTAACAGTTCGTAAGCATTCTTATAACTATCTTTATCAAAACTATTAAATGTTAAATTAAGTCCGACTGTTCCTCTATCAGCTTGTCTAATCTTAGTTGTATAAACTGTATTTAAAGCACCTTTTCCCTCAAGTTTATTGTCAATGTTAATGTCTATTGATTCTATCTTCGCAGTCATATCTGTTGAAGTTTCTTTTATAACAGCACCTAAGCAAATTAGAGACTCACCTTTTAATGCAACTGGAGTAGCGTTTATTTTATTGTTTAATATCTTATGTTCTTTACCTATAATATTAGCAGTTACATTTACAAATGCTTCCATTTGAGTGCTTATCTTTAAACTAGAAACTAAACAATCTTGAGCATATTCTGCTATATCATCTTCAACATTATTTGAAATAAGAGTTAAGAAATTATCAAATTGTCCTGGTAAAAAATTATGATTTTTATTATCCTTTGTTCCTTTAAATCCTGCTCCTTCTAATAATATTTCTAATTGTCCTGTTGTTGCTTCAATAGTTAAATCTCCATTAACTTCAACTTTTGATACAAAACCGTCTCTTTCCCATCTTCCAGCACCTATTGCTTTACTTGTTGTCTTATTTACCTTAGGTACTACTCCATAATTTGTACAATCTAATTGATTTAATCCAGTTAATTTTGCAGTACCTTCTGCAGTTTGTTTTCCAACTAAAAATTGTATATCCATTTTTACCTCTCTTTCACTGTTAATTCAGCATTAATATTAACTATTGTGCTGTATATCTCATCTTCATTGCCATAATTAAAACTTACTGAATAATCCATATTTATATAATTTTTTCTTAATTCTAAATCTTCACATAGTAATTTCATTTGCTTTTCAAACCAAGTAATAGATGGCATTATATTTGAATAATTGTCCTCAAGATAGATTAGATTTATAGTTCTATCATATTGTTTTTTATGATTGATACTTATTGTTTCTGTACTTAAATCTTGAGGTTGAATTATAAATATTCCTTGCTTTAAATCTACTCCTGTAAGGTCTGTATTAATAAAATCACACTTTTTTTGACTTATTTTTTCAACAGTCTTTTTCAATTTAGAATAGAATGAATTATCATTTTCTAAATTAACTTCTTTTATATTACATTCCATCAACTCTATAATTGTATGAGCTTCTTTATCAATTATTTCAATCTCATAATTTAAAACTTTAAAATCTTGAATATCAAGAGTAATTTTATCTATTAATTCATCTGCTACTTGGAATATATCTTTGTCTTTTTCTCCATGATAGATAACATCAACAGTATAAACTTTATTAAATTTAACTTCTGCTATTGTAGTATCCCTATGATTAACTAATTGTAATGTGAAGCTAAGAGTTTCAAAGCCTTGTGTTATATCATTGATATTTATTTTTTTACCAGGATAATTTTTTGTGATAGCTTTTGCTATATTATTTAAAACCTTCATTACTCTTTATCCTCCATATATTTAGCTAAATTCCTATTAAATACTGCTTGTCTAATTTTATTTATTTCTGTTACTGAATTAGTCATCATGAATCTACCCTTTACCCAACTAGCTTTTAATTTTTTACCAATTGCTGGTACAAATCTACCTTGCTCTTGCCTATGCCCATATTCAACATAAATAGCATATCTTGCAACATTATAAAGAGTAATAAATCTTTTATCATTATTCTTTATAACTTTGGATACATACCAATTTCTTCTTAAATTTCCGCCTGTATGAGTAGTAATAGTTTTAGTTTTATACTTACCCTTATTTTCACCTTTTGTATACCTTGCAAGTTCTCCTGTTTTATCTCCAAAGTATTTAAAACCTTTTATACTTTTTCCAACTGGTGTTTTTCTTATAACTTTATTCAATAACCTTCCACCTAACTCACTCAAAGAATCATCAATAGCTTTATCATAGTTTTCTTTTAATTTCTTTACATTTTTTTTAGTAAATTTTTTAAATTCAGAAACATCAATATTTAATTTCATTAGGCTTTCCTTTCACTATCTAAAGTTATTTCTTGATGTGTTCTATACATTGCTATTTCTCCACTATGTTTATATTTCTTTGTAATTCCATTTTGAGTTACCTCAATTTCAGAATTTAAAGGAATTTCTATATCTGGACTTAAAAATAGAACTATTGTAGATGTAGCAACCCCATAATTACCTTGGATAACTACTGGATTACTTTCATAAGATAAAAGGCAAGGGATATTAGATTTTACTGATACCCCTTCTCTTTCATCTGTTATTCCATTTTCATCTGTAAATAGTTCAGTACAATAAATATTACATTTCCCAGTGTATGTTTTTTCTAGTATTCTCCTAGCATAATCAAACATATTTACCACCCCACAAATCTATACCTATATATTTCTTGCTTCCCATAATTTATTAGCCCTTGTATTAGATTAGAAAAAGTTTCTTGATTAGTATTACCTTTAAAACTCATAGAAAACCTCCCTTCTGTAAGTGAAGCTAACATTGGCTCAAAATTAAGAGTATCTATATTTAAAGTATTTGTGGAATATTTTGTATTAAGATAATCTCCTGCACATCTACATAGAAATACATAATATAATTCACTAGGTACTTCTTTTCTATTTAAGATATTTTTAAGATTTTGTAAATTCTTAGGTAAAATAATATCAAATAGTTTATCATCATCTTGTAAAGTATAATTATATCCAAGTAACATATTTTTTAAATCTTGTATAATCTTTTCTTTATCTTCAACAATATCTATCATAATTATTTTCCTTTTTTATTCTTTTCAACTTCTTCTGTTTCTTCTTCCACTGTGTGTCCATAAGATTTAAACCACTCTACATCAGTTGCTGATAAGTTCTCAACTTTTGCTACCCCATTTAAAAAAGGTATACCAGATATTTCACCAGTATACCCTTCATTTTTAGTTTTTATTATAAACATATTTTACCTCCTATTGTACTTTTATATTTCTTAACACTCCACATGATTTAGAAGTTTTTAATATAGGTACTCCTCTTAATTCTACAAGTCCTCTTGCTTGTTCAGAAGCTACATTGAAGTCAGGAGCAATTACATCTATTACTTTTCCAGAAGATGGTGAAGCAACTGATAAAGCATCTTCTCCAAATCTTACTGCATATAATGAAGTGTTTCCAGTAGCAGTATCAATAGCTATTGTTTCTTTCGCTACTGTTTCTCCTTTAGGCATATATTTATCTAATTGCACTAATGGAATACCATTATATGTATCAATTGTTTCTCCATAATTAGTTTGAGTTATTGAATGTACCCCTGCTAATTTTGCTGCTGCTTTTATCTTTAATATTAATTTAGCATTTCCTAACAATACTTGTGGCTTTTCATTTAATAATGATAACCATTCATCTAATTTTATTGCAAATTCTAAGGCATTGGCTTTTGTTTTATCAAATGTAGATAAATCAAATCCTGTTGCATGAGCTAACATATCAGTAGCTGTTCCCTTTAATAAAGTATCTAGTCCATCAAATTGTTCTGGAGATGTTGCAACTGCTCCATTTACTAAATAATATGAGAAACCTTTTCTTGCAGATTTAATTAATTGTCCCATTTGAAAAGCTACTTCATTTTCTACTCCACCTTGGTCTCTTAATGCTCTATCAATAGAGAATGAACCTCCATAAACTTTTACTTCTGCTGTCTTCATTTTCTTTTTTGCAAATGTATCATCATACTTTCCATTAATATTTCTAAACCCAGTTTGTGATTCATCTGTTAAATATACATAAGATGTTGACCAACCTGCCCCACCTGCTATTGGGTTAGCTATCATTGAAAATGGTATATTTTGAAATAGATAATCTCCTCTTGTAAATTCATCAATTACCCCTTTTTCTAAATCTGTTAATTGCCCTTTTCTTACTTCTTCTAATGTTATAACTGCCATATTTTACCTCCTAAAATTTATTATCTTTATATATTGCACCTAAAGCACTACCTAATGTTACTTTGGTTTCAGTAGAGCCTCCATTTGGATTAGCTGGTGTTGTTCCTACTGGTGCTGGTGGTGTTTTGTCTTCTACTTTAAATAGATAGTCACTTGTCTTTTTAAGTTCTTCTATTTGCTCAGTTAAACCTATAACTTTATCATTATCCATTTTTATATTTTCCATTTTTAACAATGCTTTTACAGCTAAATTATTTCTAGCTCCTGCACTTGTTAAAGCAAGTTCCAAAGCATTATCTAATTTTACCTTTGCTAATGTTTTTTGATATTCTTTCTCACTAGCTTTATTTTTTTCTTGTAATTCTGTAATTTGTTTTTTTAATTCCTCATTACTAGAATTGTTCTTTTGTAACTCAGATAATTGTTTATCTCTTTCAGTCAAATCTGCTTTCAACTTATTCTTTTCTTCTACAACTTCATTAAATCTACTTTGTGGAATCATATTCCCATATTTTTCCATTAACTTTGTCGCTTGTTCTTCTGTTAGTCCTAACTTAATTAATTCATCTTTATTCATTTATTTGCTCCTTTCATTTTTAACGTTGTATGTCAACAATTTAGCTCTTGTTCTTTATTGTGTACAATACCAAAAACACGAATTATCTTTTATAACTATTGAAATTATTTGAAGATAATCACTCTCCTTTTACAATAAAAAAGAGGAGCTTTTATGCTCCTCTTAATGTTATTTTATTTCTGATAATTCTTGTTCCTTATCCATTAAGTCAATCATTGTCTTTAATCCAGCTTTATCTGCTTTTGTCAAAGTAAAGTCATAAACATTTTCTTTACCCTCTAATCTTATTTTAACATTATCTGAATTTACCATTGCTCTAACAATTCCTCTATTTACATTATCTAAGAAAACATCATAAGTTTCATAAACATATCCATATCCTACATCTGTTTTTTGTTCTAACTTTGGAAAATCTATAACATATCTTCCTGAATCTGTTATAACAATCATCTTTTCAAAAAATATCCAATCTTTACCTGAATAACTAACAACCAATCTATAAAACATTGGTTTTATATAAGTTTTTCCATCAAAGCCACCATAAACAGAAATATTATTCTCTACTCTTTTATTAGTTACCCAAGTAATATTTTGAAATTCATCATATTTTTGAGAAAGATTATTTAGAATACTAAAGATTTCTTTTTTTACTTCCATCTTTTTTTCTTCTTTTATTTTTTCTTTTTCTAATCTTTTAGCTTCTTCCTCTTTTAATCTTTCTAATTTCTCATTTTCTTCTTGAAGTTTAATTGTTGATTGTTCTTTTATTTTTTGTAACTCGTCTTTTTTTATAAAATTAGGGTATTTTTCTTCAAATGCTTTTATTTCATCAAGAACTTTTTGATATTTTTGCTTTTCAAATTTCTCTACAATTACATTAAAGTTTCTTTCACTTTCTTTTCTTAACGCTCTCTCCTCTTTACTCTCACAAGCAAGCAATAAAAATGTAGATAATAAAATAACTAATATCTTTTTCATTTTCTCTCCTCCTAAAATAATATAATACTATTTGTACTATATATGTTAGAGTTTGTCAAGAGATAAGACAAAATAAAAGATATTCTCGTATTGTTAAAGTAATATTTCATTCTTTTCTTCAAAAATTTTTATCTATCATATTTTCAACATTTTAAAAATTTTGTATATAAAATATATTTATAATTTTTGATATATTAAAATAAATATAATAATAAATATCAAAATAAAATATATAATACATTTATTTCTAAAATAGAACTTTAAAATAATTTATTATATTAAAATTATCTGAATATATATTATTTATATACTTTTAAAAATATAATTTATTAGTATATAAATTTAATAAAAAAAATATAAAAATATACTTATATTGTATTTATTTTATAAGCAAATATTAATAAATAAAAAATATTTTAATTTAAAAATAAAAAGATAGGTACACTTACAAAAGATGTTAGTCAATAGTTCTTCAATTATTTTATAAGTAGGTATTTCTTTCAGTTCTATAATTTTACCTCTGAAAAATAAAAGAGAGCTTTTAACTC